AAGAAGTTTAGAGTTTTGTAAAAGCTCTTGGCCAAAATCAGTGCTAACAGGAACGCCAGAATTTTATGCTAATGCATTAGAGTATAATAATTTTTTCTTTGCGCCTACCCCTGATTACGCATATCCACTGCAATTGATTTATCTTGCACTGCCTTTATTTAATGCTCGAAACCCTGAAAACTTTTTAACTTTAAGATATCCGAGTTTGCTTTTATATGCTTGCCTGCTTGAAACAATACCATTTTTAAAAGACGATGAGCGTGTGCAGGTGTTTGAAGCTTTATATAGTCGTGCTTTGCAGAGCGTAAACAAAGATGCACAAAAACTTTACACTGATCGTATTTCAAAGAGGGATAAAGACTAATGACAGCTAATCTTTACCCATTAATATATAGCCCTGGTATTCAAAGAGACGGGACTCAGTTTCAATCTGAGTATTGCCTTGATGGACAATGGATTAGATTTCAACGGGGAAAAGTCAAAAAGATAGGAGGAATGAAAGGGGCTCGTACCATATATGGAGCTGAGAGAGTTACTAATTTAACAATTTTTCCTTGGGAACGAGGGGGAATTTTAATTTTTCTTTGTAGTGAACAAGGGCTTGCTGCCCAAATTAATTCCCCTGATTGGGCATTCGCAGCTAATAATAATTTATTAAATGATAGATTCCCTCCAACAGTTTTGTGGGAGACGGAAACTGTTATTGACAAAGGATCTCGTAAAGCTTTCGTAGTATTTATGAAAACTAATAATGCGCTTGATATAACCCAGAATTCTGCATCTGAGTTTTTTACAAAAGAAATTAATCAAGCCCTTAATGGCCCGGTCGAACGGGATGTTCTTCAGGGAGTAAATCCTCTAATTAATGGCGGTTTATGTTTTGCCGCTCCTTATCTTTTTTTATACGGCTCTAACGGTCTGGTTCAATATAGCCAATCAGCTAATCCTTTTGTTTTTGCAGGAGCGGATAGCGGGGCTTTGACAATATCAAATGACAAAGTGATTTATGGTCGTCCAATTCGGGGCGGTTCTAATAGCCCTTCTCTTCTTTTTTGGACATTATCCTCTGTAGTACGAGTGACAAACGTAGGGGGTGACGCCGTACTTTTTAAAAGTGATACGATATCTACCAGCTCGTCTATTTTGTCTAGTAAATGCGTAGTTGAGTATGATGGGTTATTTTTCTGGCCTGGGACTGATAGATTCTTTGTTTATAACGGCATTGTTCAAGAAATGGATAACCGAATGAATCTAAATTATTTTTACGATAATATAGATATGGAAAGACGCCAGCAAGTTTTTGGCGTAAAGAATACAAAATATGGTGAAATATGGTGGTTTTACCCAGTAAGAGGAGTTGCTGGCGCTAATTCAAGAGCCATTGTTTATAACAAAAGAGAGAACTTTTGGTACGACACGGCTATTTCCAGAACTGCCGGCGCATTTTCTCCAGACTTTGGTTTTATGAGTACTTATGGACCTGCTCTTGTTAATCCCTACGATGGCCAAAATAATCTTTGGAGACATGAATTTGGAGTAGTGCAAGATGAGGCAGAAGGAAACGGTAGAAATATAGTTCCTATTCCTTCATCTTTTACTACTCCTATATTTTCATGGGTAGCATTTCCACCCAAACCAAACAGAGGTTCAATGCCCTCTCAATTCATTAATAGATGGGTAGATTTGCAAAGGATAGAACCTGATTTTGTAATTACAACTGGACAACCAGATAGATTTGAGGTTCTAGTTAATACGCAAGAATATGCTCAAAGTCCAGTAGTTACTAGTGCACCGGTACAATTTTCAAGGGATACAGGCAAACTTGATATGAGAGTGCAAGGGCGCAATATGAGCCTTACATTTAGATCGATAGATAATTTTGAAGTTGGGCACATAATACTATTACTCGGTATGGGGGATGCAAGATAATGTTAGTAATTTGGCCAGAGTATATAACTTTAAACAATTGGGCAGCTGCATTAGTAGCTGATCGCCCTAATGCATTTCTACCCCTTCTACAAGATGAAAATAAATGGCAAGAATGGGGAGCTGCTGTAGTTGGAACTGGTGTTTTTACACGTAGCGGTGTTCCTTCGCCGTTTTCTATTGTTCAAGGAGCTAAAAAAGAAGACTTTAAGGAATGGCAAGAATGGGCGAAGGTCGTCTATTTAATTGTTAATAATGAATCTAATACAGAAGAGGGTCAAAATGTTTGATACAAGATTTAATAATGGTTATCAAAATACAGTTATGCCATTAAATACAGATACATATCTTAATCAAATGCCGCAAAATTCTTATGGGCAGAATCCTTATGCTCAAGGGAGTGTACTATCTAATATGATGAGTAATAATGCTCCTTATCCCACTCCGCCATCTCAATCATTTCCTGCTGCTAATATGCAAAATCCCAATAAGGTAAGTTATGCTGATGGCGGAGCTGTGAAAAAGAAAAAAAATAAAGCAGAAAATAGCCCTTATCCAATGTTAGCTGAGATGATTAGAAAACAAGGAAAGGGTGAAGATACTATATTAGCTCATATTAACCCGCTAGAAGCCATGATATTGAAAGATCTAGGGGGCAGTGGTACTATTAATCCTAAAACTGGATTGCCACAATTTGGGCTTTTTTCTAATCCCAAGAAATGGCTAAAAAGTGTAGTTGGACCAGCGGCAGGCGTTGTATTAGGTAATATGATTTTGCCAGGAGTAGGCGGAATGATAGGTGGTGCATTAGGAGGTGCAGCAGGATCAAAAGTACGAGGCAGGAAGGATGCAGGACAATCAGCTCTTCGAGGGTTTGGTATGGGTGCGGCTGTCCCAACATTAGCTAGTTTAGTTGGTAGTGGATTGAGTTCTTTGGGAGCGGGTGGTGTAGGATCTACTTTAAGTCAGTACGGAACTAAGAATGCTATATTACCTTCTTTAGGTTTAGGCAATATGTTTGGAGGCGAAAGTGGGGCAAGTAACCTGGGCGATTATATGGGTGGAAGTAGCTCACCTCAAAAGGCACTTGTTTCTAATATTGCTACACCTCAAGGAGAAATGGGTTTTACTGATAAACTGCTAGGAAACACTAAAGACTTTCTGACTAAACCTAAAAATCTTTTAACTTTAGGATCACTTGCCGGATCATTTATGAACCGACCAAAAGAAAAGAAAGAAAAAACACCAGAACAACTAGCGGATGAACAAAAACGTTTAGAAAGGGCACTTAGATTAAGCCCTGCTGATAGAGCTGGTATGGAAGCTAATTTGCTGGCAGAAGAACAGATGAGAAGAAGGATCGCTCGTCAAAAGTTCTTGCCAGAAGAACGGCTAGGTAATATCGAACCTATGTATCGAAAAAGTAATACCCCAGAAGAGCATAAAAAGCATGGTAAATGGCTAAATTATTATAATAATCCAGAGTTTACTGGCGAACCTATACCTTATAAAAAAGGCGGTTCAATACTTCCTAATATGATGTATGAAGTCGAAGAAATGGAATACCCATCAGGACTAGGGCGTTATATAGCAGGTGACACTAATGGACAAGATGATAAAATACAAGCTCTGCTTTCTGACGGTGAGTATGTTATCCCTGCTGATGTCGTAGCTCATTTAGGAGATGGTAATAATACTGCCGGTGCAAAAAAATTAGATATGGGTTTAAAGAAAATACGTAAGCATAAAGGTGCTATAACCAATAAGTTACCGCCAAAGGCTAAATCGTTAGCAAGTTATTTAAAATAAGAGGTTAGTATGGGTAGTGAATATGGAAGGGGATATGGTTCTGATTTGGCACCTCAACAACTTCTTGATGAAGCGGCAAAGATTTTAGCTAAAGATCAAGCGAGACTTTCAGGCTTAAGTTATCCGGTATATAAGGGGCAAACAGTAGCTCCGATGTCTAGTCTTACCCAAAGAGCAAGAACTTTAAAGGAAGGCTTTGCTAAAAAACCAGCTCCATACTCACGAAAATTAGAGACTGTCTTAAATCGTTCTAATGCAGGGATTGATCCAACTCGTCAACTGGAGATGTTAGGACAACGGCAACAAGATTTTAGTGACAATAGGATACTAGGTGCTTTGCGTAAACAATTTAGAGAGTCATACGACCCAAGAATTGATAGGTTTAGAGGTAAGGGTCAAAGAGATGTTCAAATGGGGCTACGTGAAGCTTCAGGAGAGCTTGGAGATATAGGTCGAGCAAGTGGGGTTTTAGAACAGTCGAGTAATGAACAGCTTGTAAAAGCTCTTCAAGCATTACAAGCTCAAAAAGAAGCTCGTAGAGAGGGTTTAACCGGAACGCTTGAGCAATTTGGTGCTCAGAAGCATGGGTATACTAATTTAGTTAATCAAGCTCAAAGAAATCAATTTAACGAAGAGGCCGCTGCGCCATATAGAAGAATGGAAAGACTACGAGAAGCTCTTGGGCCTTTAAGCGCAAATATGGAATCAACACACCCAGACATTCAAGCTCAGTCAGGAAAAGATGCCTTGCAAGCTCTAAGAGCTTATGGGGTAGATGTATCTGCGCCAGTAGGAAGCTGGGGAGACGCAAGAACTGCTCCTGCTACATATAAGGGGCAATTAATGGCAAATCTTCCTCCAGAAATATTAGCCTCGCACAGTACTTTAGAAGCTGTAAATCCTAAATTTAAAGATACTTCTTATGACCAACGCAAAGCATTACTTAGGCAATTAATGACGGATAGGGGTGTTGGACAAAGAGCTGAGGAAGCAGTGCCGGAGAGAATGCGTGGTGCTGTTGAAGGCCTTGAGTACGAGGCTAAACAGAAATTAAAAAAAGATTTAGCCGCTATTAATAATCGATTTATTCAAGCTAATCAATACGGCTCGCCACAACACATGAGGGAAGCGGAAAGAAGAGCTAGAGAAGTTTCAAAGGCTACTCTTGGAGAGAGAAATAAATTGCTACAAGAGTCAATGAAATCTGAATTAACCTTAGGGCACCAAGGCCAACTTTCTAATCTTCGGCAGTTAGGTCTCTATGGAGATCAGGGGCAAAAAGAGTTTGGTGATACACTTAGTAAGATTAGGGATATGAATAAGCTAGGTTCTACTAAATGGGGGAATGAACAAGCTGAAAATGAGGATTTATATAAAAACTATCAAAATGAAGCTGCTTGGGAATGGCCTCACATGAAAGGGGTAATTGCAGGAAATGCTAGAAGTGGAGCTTTAGGCGATGTATTTAGGGGGTTGAGTAACAGAGGGATAGGTCTAGATCAATTAGCAGCATTAAATACTAATTATAGTGAATTGCAAAAAGAAAATGCTAATCGCAGAGCAGAGTTAGATACTAGAGACAGTACAATAAATGATTTATATAAGCAATTAGGAGTATTTAATAAACAAAGAGACACGGACTTAATGACTCAAAGGTTACTTGATGCTACTAGGGAATCTGATGAGGCTACTAACTGGTGGAATACTGGTGGATCTAGAAACGGTGACTTTAACACTAACTGGAAAAGGGTGCAAACTGCACGCGATAAACTAGAAGCAATCCAAAAAGAGGTGAGGGCAAGCGGAAATCTTGGAGCCTTCTCCCAGGCATTTTCCCAGTCTAACGCAAGAACGACAGGTTATAATAAAGCTTGGGATGCAAACTTGGCACAAAGAGCGTCAGAAGAAACAGCAAGATTAGAGGCTTTAAAAAAGGCGGCGAGTCCAATGGAACAATTTAATCGAATGAATAAATATCAACAATATGCTTATAGAAATTATCCCTCAGAAAGTGAATTCTTGGCTGATAATGCGAGGCTTGGTAGAGAATACTTTGGGTCTGATGATTGGAAAACATATCAAGGACAATTCACAAGAGTACCAGAGGCTCAGCGTGCTGCTTTTTGGAATAAGTCATAATAATATCGAACAAGAATTATTTATATAAATAGGTAATAAATCATGGTAGGAGCTAAAGAATTCGCGATAAGACGCAAGATAATCGAGAAAAAAACGAAGAATCCGCTTATTGAAGAGATATCTATACCAAAATTTATGAAATCTCATGAAAGTGATATGAAAGAAATTGCGGGATCATTTTTAGATAAGCAACCTAAGAATAGTTTTAATTTGCCTAAAATAGCTGAACGCAAAGAAAATATGGTTAGACGCTTTCCTCAAGCTGCACAACCTTATAATACTCGTACAGCTAACCCATTAATTAAAGGGATTGCTATGCCTAAAATTATGAGTGGTCATGAAAACTCAATTGATGGTCTTATTCATTCATTTTTAGATAAACAAAATAAAAATAGCTTTAATCTACCTAAAATGATTGAACACAAAGAGATTATGGTAAAGCGTTTTCCTAAGATGGACAAACCTTATGATGCTCGCAGTATAAATCCAATTTTAGAAGATTCTAAGGACAAAAAAACTATTGCCTCTAAAAAGCCAAGACAAATAGATAATAACATGTTTAATATTTCGCCTGTATTTGACTTTATGAGATCAAATATGGAAGGAGAAAATAAACATGAAGAGCATGAGGAATGTAATGATTTGTCTGATGAGTTAGCGAATCATATTACTTATAAAGTTTTCCAAAATATTAAGAATTATCTGGATAGGGATTTAGACAAACCTATGGGAAATAGGCAAATTAAACTTGAGATTAGCCTGTAGTGTTAAAACACAAATTCAGAGCAATTCCCACAGAACTTGATGGTATTAAGTTCGCCTCAAGAAAAGAGGCGAGACGCTATAAAGAACTTAGACTACTCGAAAAATCAGGTGAATTATTATTTTTTCTAAGACAAGTCCCTTTTCATTTGCCTGCTAATGTTAAGTATGTATGTGATTTTCTGTGCTTTTGGCAAGATGATACCGTTACTATTGAAGATGTTAAGGGAATAAAAACGCCTCTGTATGTTTTAAAGAAAAAGCAGGTAGAAGCTATTTATCCTGTAAAAATAATGGAAGTCTAATTTACATGAAAATATCATCAAAAGGACTTGAATTAATAAAAAAATACGAAGGGTTTTCTTCTAAAAAGTATTTATGTCCAGCTGGTAAAGCTACAATAGGTTATGGTCATGTTATCCAAAATGGCGAAACTTATACAATGCTTACAGAAAAGGAAGCATTAGCATTGTTAGATCAAGATGCAGATATTGCTGAAAACACAGTAAATACTTTAGTTAAAGCCCCTCTAAACCAGAATCAATTCGATGCTCTTGTAAGCTTAGTATACAACTGGGGAAGCGGTCATTTTCTTCGTAGTTTAGGATTAAAAAAACTAAATAATAAAGATTATAAGGGGGCTATAACAGAATTTTCAAAAATAAACCAAGCTAATGGTAAGGTTTTACGTGGCCTTGTTAACAGAAGGCTTGCCGAGGCTAATTTATTTAATGAGGGAAACAATGCTTAGAGAGCGTATTGCCAATTTCATTGCAGAATCTAAATTATTTATTGCTTTGATTATTTTAAATTGGTCTTTCATATTTGGTATATTAGCTGGGACTGTTGTTTTTTCTAAATATATATTTGGCTCTAACAATTTATATGAAGAAATCGTAGAACTTGCTAATAAACTAGTAACTGGTAATGATATTAATTTATCACCAGAACAAGAAGAAGATCCTAAAAAAGATTTAAATAGATTAGTACCTAAGGTAACATAGATCTAGAATCACAAGCTAACGACTTTATTAAAATATTGACTGCCGTTTGATGTTCAGCGCTTTGTATTTTCATAAAATTACGAGATACTTCGATGCACATGCGTTGATGTTGAGTTACCATAGGCTCATTATCATCACATAACCCTTCGTAGAAATAAGATACGCCTTGCGACAAAGCTTTTGCGATTACAACCAATCTACTGACAGAAATCCTATTTGTACCTTTCTCATATTTTTGTAGTTGTTGCTGAGTGACATCGAGTTTCTTTGCAAGTTGATCACGAGAAAGTCCTAGAGCAAGTCTTAGTGAGAGTATTTTACTCCCTATATGTTTGTCAATTTCGTTACAACCCCTTCTCATTTTTAATCTCCTTTATTTGATAATCTTGCTAACATCGTTTCTGCTGTTTTAAACACTATAAATCTTTACAACTCAAGGTTTCTGCTTCATTAATATAATTGTTATTGATATATTCTATACATGATGTAGCTTTTTGGTCATCTAACTCATTGAGCGCGGAAACTCCTGCTTTTTCACACCATTTATAAACTACCTCATTTGGTACGTTGTGAGTTAAAACTAGTTTTGAAAGTTTTGCTGCCACAGGGATATTTGTTTCTTCAACATTTATTAAATCATCTAATCTTGCGCTTAAAGTTTGGGCTTTTGGAGTAATGTTTTTCGGCTCATTATTTGCGGAGCATTCATTAAATTCATGGAACGTTTTACCCTCCATTTCTTCCGCCGTAGGTTGTTGGCTTATGATCTCAGGGAAAGCTTTACGTAAGGCCTGAGCCTCTGCGCATTTAGCAAGTTGTCCGTACGGTCTTTTTAGCCACATTGTATTAGGAGCACTAGAATCCTTATTTCTTGTTGCATAGTTTTCTATCCAATATTCTTTTGCGCTAAACTCGACAATAGTATTATGGACTATTTTTTTAACTACAATTTTACACCACTTTGGATAAGTTATTTTTACTCCGTCTAAAGTAACTTGGACATCCTCGCCGTATTCAGGCTCACCTACACCTGCATATTGATTGCTACGAGCCGCTTGTATACGATAGAGGCCAATTCCGGGCATTATCGTATCTTTGTACTCATACTTACCTGTTTGCGCATTTTTTACACTCATCGGAACTATATGAACAGGTTTTTGCATAGGGTCTAGTTTAGCTGCCTTACAATAGTCAAGCACCATTTTTATACTCTCGTCTTTTGCACCGCTATATAAGCTGCTCTTTAGAGCAGACCATACATGCTGGTCTATTTCATTGGTATTTGTTGGCATTATATTATTCATAATCTTTTTCCTTATTCTTAACTGTTTTTAGAAGTTCTACTATTTCCATCTGCTCCATCATCTCTGCGAGCATTAGAGTGGTGTACCCGTAATTGTTTCTAAGGTTTATATCTGCGCCTTTATCAAGCAGCCATTGTACTATAACTTTATGTCCTGCCGTAGTAGCCCACATTAACTGAGTATTACCTGAATCATCTTGAAAATTAATTTCTGGAAGTTTAAATTTATTTATTGATTCTAACATTTGTTCTATATCTTTAATGTCGTTCATAATTTTCTCCATTACTTAATTAAAAACATTCTTGAGCCTTCTTTCTCCTTAGCGTATTGCTGGTAGATATCATTATGCTCTTCTTGTAAACGCTTAACATCAAGGGCAACCCTCGGACTTGAATTTTTCCAAGTAGCCAAGCAATTACCAGAATGATCTACTAAAATATCCGCATCTTTCATAAAGTTTTGTATTTCAAATTGGAGACTTCGGGCGGCGTTGCATATATTCTTTTCCTCATTCTTTAGCTCCTGCAACTTCATAACTTTATCGACTATCTCATTATCAGCTTCTAGCATAAACTCTTGAGCTTTAGGATAGAGTGCCAATATGTCATCTGTTGAGGTTGCTTCAGGCGGAATCCCTTTTAGAACATTGTTATGCCAAAAGTTATATGCTACTTTAATCAACTTACTTTCAAAGTCTCTATTACGATTATATGTATAGATACGAAAATTTTGGCCCCCGATAAGTACTGCAATATCTACTTTCTCAACATCACAAATAGCTGCATAATAAGCGACTTGGCACAAATAATTTTCTGGAATCTGATCGGTATATTCTTGCCCCCATTCCTTAGACATCATATAACCCGCCGTCTTACATTCTAAGATATGTTTCTTCCCATTTGCCCATCTATCTATATTAGCAGCGATAAAACTATGCTCAGGGTGGCGTATAACATTAGGTTCTACCTCAATAGTAAACCCGGTTTTTATTGAATAAGCATTGGCAATAGTATCCTCTAAAAGAGTTCCCCATTCTATAGCACCACTAGTTGGAGTTTCTTCAATATTGCTAGAAGTCTTCTCTAGATATATTCCCATAGCCGACTTGTATTTGTTTAAGCCGCAGATAGAAGCAATATCACTACCGCCAATATAGCTTTTTCTCTCTCTTAGCCAATTCTCTTTTTCCTGACTACGCATAACCCCTCCAATTCCATTTTTCAGGAATAAAAAGGTTTTTATCGTCATTCTTAATAGTTCGTTTTTTTTCAATTGCCATATGTGTGTAGCCAGTATTGACACTATTAATGATAGTTATTTTTTCTTCATACAAGCTGACCTTTTTGTAATTAGTAGGCTTTCTGGTTTCAATACCATTTTCTTTCATAAAGTTGGATAACGTCTTCACTGAGACACCCAGCTTTTTTGCAACTTCTTTTTGGAGCATCCCAGTTTCTTGCAAGCCGATCACTTCTTCTCTGTCTAGTTCTACTCTCATAATACCTCGTTAGATAATTTATGCGGATACTCAAATTCGATATTCCTAAATTCAATATCTGCCAAAAATGCTACATACTCACCTAATGTTAAATGACCTACTATCTTACTTGAAACATCTTCATCAAAAACTAACTTCCGAGATACAAGGCCTCCCTCTCTTACTCTAACATCACGAAAATGTGTTTTTTTTCTCAGTACTTCCTTCCCGTACTCGTATTTCTCAAATACCGCCGTAAATAAAGATTTACTTTCTACATTATGATATACTTCCCAGTCATCCTCTAACATTTCGATATCAGGTTTATATTCTGTCCAATCACTTTCGCTAGTATAATGGCGCAATGCGGGCATTGCGCCATGCGATCCGCCTTCTATCCAAGTTTTCTCTTCCCAGGCTTTTCGACGAATCTTGTTGGTTTTATTACTGTTTTCGTCAATATCTTTAAATAACGCTTCTAAATACTGCATATTTCCTCTTTAAATTATGCTTCACTTAATTCAAATACATTTAAAAACTGAATATTCTTAAACTCAACATCAGCTAAAAAGGCTACAAATTCGCCTAAACTTAACTCTTTTGGTATAGTAGAGGATACTTTTTCATCAAAGACTATATACTTTTTTACTATTCCTCCTTCTCTACTCCTCACATCACTAAAATGTGTCTTTCTTTTATGCGCCTCAGAAGCATTATCATATTTCTCAAATACTGCTGAAAACATTTCTTTTGGTTCTTTTGTCATACTACGCCTCCAAGCCACG